TTATAAGACTCCAGTAGAACTTGCAGATGCACTTCAGGCAGCACTTGAGGCAGCCTCGGCAGAGACATATACAGTTACTTACTCAAGCACGACTGGTAAGTTCACAATCGCTTCAGGGTCAACTGTATTAAGCCTTCTTTGGAATACAGGAGCAAACGCAGCTAACTCAATCGGGACAACATTAGGGTTCTTAGTTGCAGCAGATGACACTGGTTCAGTATCTTACACATCAGACAATGCTCAAACTTACGCAGTTCCATACACTCCATCTTACGATTCATCAGATGCAATCGTTGTTAAAGGAGTTGATTTATTTCTAGGAACTCAGACTGATAATATTTGTGTATGTGCTCAAAGTGTTTCATTAACAGTGTCTAAAACACTAGAAGACGTTGACTGTGCTTGCGAAGAAAACGGAGTACTTGAAAAGATTCCTACTGCAAGAACAGCAGAGCTTCAAGTTACTGCAGTGATGAAGAAGTATGACGTTGCCTTGCTAGATGCACTTCTAAAGAACAGCGAGATTTCTGCAATGTTAAACGCAGGACCTAAGTCTGGTGGAAACTGGGTTGCAGGTAAATGCTTTAACTTCTATATGCAATCGTGCACAGTAAACTCATATAAGACAACAGGTGATAGTTTTATCCAAGCCGAGATTACTTTGAGTGGTTTCGTAAGCTCAGGAACTAAAGACTTGTTCATTAACTTCGTATAGGACTTTATGCAATTTAAAGAAATACAAACACCAAAGGGCATCTTGAAATACAGGATGCCCGATATTGCCGAGGGACACGCGTACCTCGCTTTGTTCGATAAGATTCAAACCAACGAAGACGTTCTCAGAATAATGTCTGGGATTATGAAGCAGATGGGTGAACTGATCGAATACAAAGAACATGGATATCAATCCTATAAAGAAGTATTACAAGACAAAGAAAACATGACAAAGGCCATAAGTGAAATAGCTAAAGAGATTTACTATGACCTATTGGAAATGCTTGCAAAAAAGAATTAATCCTTGACGCAGTAAATGTAGTCAAGGGCGAAATAAAGAAAGAGGAACTTCTAAGGCTATTAGATGGAGACTCTTCGAAGGTTGAAAACATTTTTAAAGTAGTGAAGGATGTTTACAGATATTCATATTTCAAAAGAGCTAGAGAGATAGGAATAGTTTACAGTAAGAGTGATTTAACCTTTACCGACATGATGTTATTCAGCTTTATTAAGGAAAAATTAGATGGCTGAAAAATTAGAGTTTGACATATTGGTTGGTAAGAATGATCTAACAAAGGCATTAGATCACACAGCTAAACAAGCAGGCTCTATTTCAAATGCTCTAGCCTATGGCTTTGCACCTGCCCCAGTTGAAGAAACAACGGCTGCCGTAGAAGTTCTAAACAAAGAAACAAATTCATACATAAAGACCGCGATGGGGGTTGCTGCTGGACAGTTGGCATATAATCTAGTTGCTCAAGCTGTAGGGTTTTTAACCAACTCTATTCGTGGATCAGTTGAAGCATTTCAACAGCAAGAAGATGCGATAAACAAACTAAAGCAAGCTTTTGCCTTAACAGGTGGAGCTTCTCAGTCTGCGATAGATGGAGTTCAGGCTTTTGCCTCTTCGCTTGAAGCAAGCTCAAGATTCAGTGACGATGCCATTGTGGCTCAAGTTGCATTTGTAAAATCACTAGGTGCTTCAACTCAGGCATCAAAAGACTTGGTATTGGCAGCTGCAAACTTATCGGCAACGATAGGTGGGTCACTAGAAGAAAATACTGACAAGCTTGGAAAGACGCTATCAGGAACAGCTGGAAGACTTGCCCAATACATTCCCGAACTAAAGTCCCTAACGACCGAACAGTTGAAGGCTGGAGAGGCTGCAAGAATAATAAATGAGAAGTTTGGAGGATCGGCTGCCAACGATCTCAAGACATATTCTGGACAAATGGCCGCGCTTTCTAATGCCTTTAATAACTTGCAAGAATCTCTAGGGGAAGTAATTGCAAACAGTAGTGCATTTCAAAGTGTATTAAGAGCAACTAAAAAGGTAATTGATGATGCCAATTCTTCTATAAGGTTAAATGCCACGCTCTCTGATTATACGGCTACCGGCCAGGCAAAGGTTTCTAAAACATCAGAGCAATTAGCAGGAGATTATGAGGTATTAAAGAACAAGGTTTCTTCGCTTAACACTGAGCTTTTAAGGCTTCAAAAAGGCGGAGATATAAACATTGTTGGGATATCTTCAATCAAGGGACAAATCGCAGAACTTGAAAAAGTAAAAAGTGAAATTGAGGCAAAACTAATTACTCCAAAGGCTTCAACCCAAGCACCAGTAGAAAAAAAGCAAGATACATTTAAGACAAACGAAGAAGTTCAGGCCATAGAAAAAAGAAACGCTGACATATTAGCACTAGATCAACAGTTAGCGCTAGCAAGACAAAATGCAAAAGTTGAAGAAAATAACATAGCCATAGAGAACGAGTACGCTAGAAACGAAGCAGAGATAGCTAGGGTGTATGAGTTTGAAGCAAAAAAAGCTGAAATAGATGCTCAGTTAAAATCACAGCAAGCAGCAGCTACATTGGTTGGCGATGAACTGCTCGCAGAACAGAAAAGAATTTCTCTTGAAAAGCAACTCGCGATAGAAACAGCAGCTAGCAAGAAATCAATTGCGCTCGCTCAAAATGAATCAAAAGAAAAGAAAGCACTAGATAAAGATGTAATCGATACAAAAATAAGAAACCTTGGATACTTAAACCAGCAAACGGCAGCTTCATTTGCACTTGGTGCGGCACTTGCCAAAGATGGAAGCTCTGTTCAGTTTGCCATAAACAAAGCGGCAGCGGTCGCGCAGGTATTAATTGCGAGAGCGACAGGTGTTGCAAACGCCCTGCTCCTTCCTCCACCTGCACAGCCAGCAGCAATAGCAAACGCAAACATAGTAGCAGGATTATCCCTTGCCACCATCGCGGCAACAGCAATTAAGGGTTACGCAGAAGGTGGAATTGTTGGACAGCAGGGTGCAGTTGCAGGGCCTGATAACAGGGTTGCGACTGTTAAGGATGGCGAGATGATACTAAATGCCAGCCAACAGCAAAAACTATTTAACATGATCGAGGGCGGTGGAAATGGTGGTGGAACTATTAATCTCGTTGTGGATGGGCGAGTTTTGGCCACTGTAATTCGTGACCAAATACAAAGTGGATTTCGCTTAGCTTAGGATATATATGGCAAACTCATGTTTCAAAATGTACGCAGAGAATTTGGTGGATCAAGCCACACTCACAGCATCGTCTGAGAACGCTTTATTTCCCGTTTCAAACCTTCAAGACCCTCGTAGGTCTAAAGTATACAGATCAACTTCAAACTCGGATAACATCGTTTTAGACTTTCAAGAATCATCTGAGATTAACGGAATCTTTATCGTAGCAGACAAGCGATCGGGATTCGGTGTTTCGACTGTCACTGTAGAGTTTAATGGGACAAACACTTGGGGTTCTCCAGCTCATACTGAGACAATAACGCTTTCAGAAAAGCACAATATTGGTTATCTCGAACTCGCCTCAACGATCTCATACCGATTCGCAAGAATCGTTTTAACCTCTGTATTGGGGTATTGTGAACTCTCAAAGGTGTTCATAGGTAAAGACATTGGATTGACCAGAACTATCGGCTTCGGTTGGACTATCAAGGATGAAGAGTTGAGCCAAAAGCAGAAAAATCGTTATGGTCAAACCTTTGTCGATGTCATTACAAGACAAAAGATCATAGGCGCTGCGCTTAGAAATATGCAAAAGGAAGACTTAGCAATCTTCAACGACATGATGGATCTAGTGGGAGAGACTAAGCCTGTTTACATTAAACTAGGTGACGACACCATGGTGGATGATTACAGGCGTTTTAGCGGACCTGTGTACTTTGATGATGTGCCAACTATAACCAATGCCCACTTCAATCGCTATAACCTTTCTATGAGCTTAAGAGAGGTCACATGACCACTCTCGTAGTCACAGAATTAATCACAGATCTTGAGCAGGATATAAGATATAACTTAGACATTAGATGCAATGTTGCAGCATTTTATCCATACCTGTTTTTGTTTAACTCTCCATCGGGGACATTTACGTTTGAGCTAATCAAGGATGGCGACACTTTGTTTAGTCAAAACTTTGACAGTCAGGACATCAAGGACTCTTTGTCTACGACCAATAACTATGCACACGTTTTCTTTCCAATTATTCCAACAAACCCTATCCAAATTGAGAAGGGTCTTTATACAATTAAGCTAAGTTCTACGGGATATACGGCAACTTCAAGTTCATACTTAGGATGGATTCAGCAACACGAAGACATCCAGGCAGAGCTTGAGTATGTGCCAGAAAACGATACTGAGAACCCATTTTCTATAAGGATTAAAAAATATGAGTAGAGTACTCGCGTTCGCTGATGGCTTCACCTCCGCATCGGCTCCGACAGGGGCAGGGAGTGTTATCGAGACTTATACGATAGCCAACAATGCTACTGGTGGAAGTGTTGTCACTTTTGACGGCTCAACTACTAGGACAGTA